TCAATATAGACGGCGGCATTCCACGTGACGTGCCTGTCGGTGACGGGAAAAGGAATGCTCACCCTTCAAACCTCAGTGTGCCTACATACTCATAATCCGTGCAACTCGCAAGCAATTCGGTGAGTGTCACACCAACCAACGTCACCTCATACGTATTTGTGCCGTCGCTGAGTTGCCCCGGCTTGCCATACAGTTGTGAGACGTTGCGCAACTTCAGAGCGTCGGCAGTCGAGCAACGTACCTGGAAATCGCCGCCTTTGAACACAAGCGGGCCGTAGCCGAACACGTCAACGCGCCCCGCGATGCCGCCGATGAACATATTCGTCTCATATCGCGCCTCCCGCTGCGGTGTCAGCTTCGCGTTATCGCCCGCCTGTGGTTCGAATGTTGCGGTTGTGCTACCTACGGTAAATGTCCATGCCATCAGCGTACCCCCTGCTTCAGCACATCATCCTGGCCGTATTCGAGCGCTGCCATAATGCGCGCTGCTGCCATGTCGGCAACCTGCTGCGCTCGCTCGGCACTATCCACGCTGCCGATGCTCATATTCATAGACACGCTCGCATTACCGCGCCCCAGTGCGTTAGCTGTGACGCCCGCCGGAAGTACCGCCGATGCCCGTCCAAGATTGACGAGTTCTTTCCCACCTTCCCCGACAACCGTCCAGCCGGATCCTGTGCCGCCCATAGCACGCTGATCAAATTGCGACGCGACAACCCCGGCGCCCTCCTGGATATCAGTACCCCACTGCGAGAGCCAGTCAGGCGGCTTGATGTTGCGTAGCCGCTCGCCAAGATTGAGAATATTGCTAATTGCGTTTTGAATAGCCTGTCCAATGGCCTGGAACGCAGCAATGATCGGGTCAATGAAATTCGAGCGAAACACCTGGAAGCCCGCGACCGCCGCCGCGAACGCTGCATCAATATCAATGCCGAACGCCGCCATAGCCAGGCGCACAATCTCAACAATCATCTGAAAGCCATTCTCAAACATTTGCGCGAAGGTTAGCACGAACTGGAGGCTAAACTGTTGGATGGTCTGCCACGCGCCGCGCCAGTCCCCGTCAATGATCTGGAGTGCCAGTGTGATAGCGGCTGTAATGGCGTCCAAAAACAATCCGACGGCAGTGCTGATCTGTTCCCATGCCATGGTCAGGATAGTGACAATCTCATCGCTGTGTGCAGCGATGAATGCCGCGATGCCCTGCAATGTAGGCACGATGGTTGCATCTATCAACTGGATAGCGAGTGATATGATTGTCGTGATCTGCTGCCACGTCGTCTGGAAAAATAGTTGAATGCTGGCGCCGTTCTCTTGTAGGAACGCCTGAATAATCCCGAACCCGCTCTGCACGATGCTCGTGATGGCAGTGACAACTGCGCCGAATGTCTGTTGCAGCATGGCCCATTGCTCGCCTAGCCCGATGGTCGCCATACTGAAACCCTGCGTTGCCGCTTCTGCGCCCTGGAATGCCCCCTGGATAGTTGAGACGAGCGGCCCAATGACTGCCGTTATCTGGCTTGCCAATTGCTGGAATTGAAATATCAACTCACCAATAAACTGCACCGCCGGTTGCATCGCGTCGGGGAGGTGCCAAAGCCAGTCGTTAAGATAATCGCCATCTTCAAAAACAAATCTAAGATATTGTCCCAATGGCACAAGCACCGCCATCAAACCATCAAGGGCACCCACCGCCATATCAATCCAACTGGGCGCGTTCGTACCGAACCACTCAATAGCCGATATGATATGCGGCATGGCCTCATTGGCAATTTCGAGGAGTTTATCCCCAAGCGGTGCCAGCGCAGCCGTAGCCTCACTCGTGATACCCGCCCACAGCGCGCCGAACGTGCCGTACTGCCGCCCGCTTTCCTCGATTTCTGTACCGAGCGCCTCCACTCCCTCCAGCGCCTCCCCAAGCGCGAACGTAGCTTCGGCGCCGAAGTCTTCAAACGTGACGCCGAACGCCTGCACGCCCGCCTCTTGCCGGAGCAGGGGATCTTCAATACTTTCGATGCTATCAGTAATGCGTTCGAACGCCTGTCGCTGCGTAATCTCGCCACGTGCGAACTGATCAAAAAGATCGGCAGTGCTCTCGTCAATGTCGCGGATGTTTTTAACAACTGCCGGATCGCGCAACCGGATGCTGAACTCGTTAAAGGCATCGCCCACTTTGTCGGTGTTCATAAATCCGGCCTCAAGCCCCTCGTTAATCAGCGCGAGGGAGTCAAAGCCGGTGACACCGAGATCGGCAAAATCGTCGGAGTATTCGTTGAGCGTGTCGTTGAGATCGCCAAATCGATCAAGGCCAAGCTCTTGCCCTTCGGTGAGCACCAGGAACGCCTCTTCAGCCGATGCCCCGAACTCATCTTGTACGCGTTGCGCGCTGCGTGCCGCCTCTGTGAGATCCTGATCATACGCATCGGCCAAGAACAGCGCATCCGCCGTCGCCTCGTCAAGCGCGCCGCCGAATGCCTTTTCGAGCGTTGCGACGCGCCCTTGTGCTGAGATTGCCGCCGCGCCGATGCCAGCAATGGCGCCCACGGCAATGGTTGCACTTGCCGCGATGCCTGTCGCTGCCGCGCCCATTCCAGCAGACAGCGCGCCGCTGATGCGGTTGCCGCTGCGCTCCGCACGGTTGGCAACATCACGCGTCCCTCGGTCGAACTCGGACGCGTCCAGAGAGAGCAGGACATTCAATTGTTCTAAGACATCAGCCATTATGCAGTTTGTGTCCTATCCTCGCCGCCCAACGCCTGTACCCACATCCGCAAAATTGCGGCCTGCTCCTCTGGCGTCTGTGGTTGTGGCGCGGGCTTGTCAAATTTAGGCATAAAGTCTTCTGGCGCGTACGGCTTGCGCCGCTTCTTTTTGTCGCGGTTTGTCTCAGCAATTACTGCCGCGATCATTCCAGAACGCAGATCGGCGCGCTCTTCACCCCACGGATCAAGATCGTAGTACAACTGCCACAGCACCCACGTCTCTGCACTCATCTCCTCGAGCAACGCATATGGATTGGCAATGTAGCGCTCGCCCGCCTGCAACGCTAGTCGGTAGAGGAGACGCCGTTGAGGCTCCCGGATTTTTTTGCTAGTTCCTCTTGCCGTGCCTTATCGACGCCGCTGAATTCCAGGATTTCAGGTAGTAGCGTTGCCATGACCGCGGCTGTCCCTGGCAGGCTGTAGAGTTTGTCGACGTCCCTGTCAGAGTAAAGCCGCTCGCCATCCTCGCCAACCATGACGCGTGCCAATACCTGCACGCCCGCCCGCGCCACATCGCCGCTCTCTTTTGCCTTCAAAAATACTTGCAGATCCGCCGCTGACATCGGCACAATGCGAACATCCCCGCCCCATTCAGGGACAGGGATATCGCGGTACCGCTGCTCTCGTGTCTCAATTTGCTCGCGTGTGAGCAGCATGGTTCCCCCTTATAGTAGCGTTGGTTTGCCCGACGGTTTGAGCGTGACATTCGCCACGGCCCGACCATCGATGGGCGTTTCAGGGCTGAACGACATCACAAACGCCGTTACCACAAACGCTGCGATTACGTTATCACTACCATTACCCTTAACCTCGACCATCCATTCGCGGTTGCATCCCGCAATCCAATCGTCGTAGAGTATCCGATGCGACGTTTCGGTCGGTTTCCAGTTCACCACCATTTCAATGTCATCGGTGGTTTTGAGACCAGCAATGAACGTGGTAAACCCGTCCGGTGTATCGTAGTGTGTTGTCTCGATTTCGGCAGTAGAGCCGCCTGGTGGATTGATCTGATTGATATATGTGACGCGTGTCCATTGTGGATTGTTCGCGTCGCCATCGGAGCGCCACAGCGTCGTGCCGTATGCCCAGAAGGCATCGCCTGTTGTTGGACAGTCGTTTGCCATGATGCCCTCCTCTAGCCCTGGTTGGGGCGGAATACTGCCGCCTTCGCCGTTGCGGTGCCACTTTCTTCAACTGTCAGATACACGAGCGTACCACCGTCGGGTACCCAGCCCTCCAGCACCTCAAACTCGAAGATACTGAAATCCATGCCGTTGACCTCTTTCACCTTGTCGGCCTGCACGCCATACGGATTGTTCGTGCCCTCCACGGTCGCACTGATGGTATCGCCCGACGATGCCGCGTCATTGTAGACAATGAGCATGTCGCCTTTTTTGGCACTGAAACTATTCGCGCTGGCGCCCGTGTCCAGGTCTACCCATGCACCTGTGGCCGCGCCATTTGCCGACGCCAGCGACGGGTACGTCCCTACGCCTTCTACTACGGTAATCGTTGCCATATTCTAGCCCTCCTTGTGAGCTTCTACATAAAAACTATGGTTCGTGCGAAATAGATCATCGATATCGATGCGGCTGTCGAACGCGACCGGCTCCGCTGTTGCAAAGCCCGCCGCCAGTAGCACATCACAGAGGCGCGGCACATCCCAGACGTAACGATGCGGGTCACGCGCCACGTTAAAAATGACAGCGTTGACGTAATCAATCGGCTGTGGCTCCTCCATGCCGGGAATGGCAGAGCAGACGAACTGTGTAAATCCCTGCCAGTCTGACACGTCCCCACGGACATAGTCAGCGAGGAGGCGCGGCACATCTGGCAGCACGAGCCGCACGACGCCACCAGGCAAGAGCGCCCGATGGCACTCGTCAATCAGTTTCAGCGCCACGGCATAGTCGAGATGCTCAAGGACGTGCGATGCATAGATGTAGTCAACGCTATTGTTGAAAAATGGCAGCCCCTGGCGAATGTCGTGTGCCTTGACGCCTGCACGCGGCGCGCTGTCGATGTTAATCCAGCCATCACGCACGTCGCTACCACACCCCAGATTGACCATCACGTGACGCGGCGCGCCGTGAGACAGGCGATTGAAGTAGCACAAAACTTCGTCAATAAAGTGGAAATCTTCCGGATGTTGCTCGTACAATTCCTGGATAAAAATACCGTCATGCACCGGCAATTCGCACCACCGCATATCGCCGATCAGATCGCGGCGCAGCACAAACTGCGCTGTGTCGATACTGCCGATGCGGACATTCTCTGGCGCGGCCTGCAACAAACGCCGCTCGTCAGCGCGCTCCTGTGAGAACACAAACGCCCGCGCCTCCGGCTGCGCTGCAATTTCCTCTTCGAGCCGCCGAAAAAATCCCGGATGCACGCTGTTGTCATCATCCAAAATCCAGACCCACCCATCGCGGATACTGGATAGCGCCGCATCAATGTTGCGCGCCATGTCAGCCCGCCCATTGCCGGGATGTGTGGCGCCGTGTGGGTGGATGATGTAGTGCCGAATATCCAAGTTGTGTCCTTCAGCAGCGTTCAGACTGTCGAATATGCCCGGTAGGTATCCCGGCCTGCTCAATGCGGTGACGATGGTCAGTGTTGGGTACTCGCTCATGCCTCAATCCTGTGCATCTTCTCTTCGTTGATGTCCGGCCACAGTGTGACAAACGCGCCTCCCTGCTGGTCAATATGCCCGCATACGATACTGGTGTCACACACCTGCTTGACGCCTGCCATCTGGCAGTCAAAAGCGAAATAGGTGTCTTGTGAGGAGTGGGCACCTTCGCCGATGCGATGCTCGACACGGTAGCGGATGCGTTCCAAGACGCGGCGGCGGATGAGGGTGAATCCGTTGCCCTGGCCCTCGCACTCAATCACGCTACCCCACGCGGCCCGCGCCCGCTCTGGGAAAAAGGAGAGTGATTGACCTGTGAACGTAACGCTATCCATTGCGGGGAACGCATTCCAGCGATAAAACGGCGGCTGCCGGAAACAGTAGAGCGCATAGCCGACATCGGCGTCGTGCTCGTCTAGCGTGGCAAGCATCCGCGTCAAAGCATCCTTTTCAAACACGATATCTTGTTCGACAGTCAGCAGATAGTCATAGTTGCCGCGTAGGCACATATCTCGAGCTTGATTGTACTTCCAGGCAATGCGCGTTTTGGCATCGGCTATATGCTCGTCACCACCTCGCAGTATCACAATGTCAGACTGGTATGCGCGGCTGTGCTGGAGTTGAAACAGGCTGTCCAGAGTGCGGCGATGGATGCCCGTATGGATGGGAACAGCGATCAGAATATTAGACATAGCGACACACCACCTCTACTCCGGCATGCTGCCAGTTCTCTTGAAACCACCCGCGAATGACGGCGCGTAGGGCAATCGTTGACGCTGGTACATCTTCCGCTCGCGTCATATCAATATATGCCGTCTCGCCCGCGTTCGTTGTCTGGTACACGAGCGGCGGCTCGTATGTGTACCAGGTATCGCCGTCTGGGCTGTGCTCAATCTCCACTGACACATGCCCACCGTTCGCATTCCGCCCCACGCTGATGACCCACTTCAGTGCGTCATACACCGCGTCAACCGGCCCGACGACGCGCCCGCTTGTGCCGTTCATCAGCGCAAAGGGCTTCTGACGAGCCACAATACCGAGCCGCTCCAGTTGTGCTGTTGATACTGCGATCATCCCCGCCCTATGATGTAATCTTGCCGCGATACGTAATAGTCTACATCCGGCTCGTAACTCGCTACCTGATTACGCAGGAACACGCGCCCCACTCTGACGCCGCCCATATCGCCAGAAAAGCCCGACAACCGCTCGCGTATCTTGTCGAGCAACTCATCGGCATCAATGCGGCGCAATCCGAACGCGCTGATCTGAATGCGCACATCATCGGTGCACGTATCGCCCTCGTGTGTGTAG